GTCGCAATCCCCGGACAATTGGTTGGGCCAATGGAATACAGCCACCTCATCCGGTGCCCCGGAGTCGTACGCCCCTGCCGCGTCAACCATTTCGAACGGAACCACGAACGCGAGCACCGCCCGGCCTGTCGGTGTCGGCTCGAAGTCCAGGCCTTTGTATTCCGTCGGTGCCAGGCCAAACCAAAGCGACGTCGTATTCCCCAACTCGTGGACGTTGTAGCCCGTGAGGGTCGTCGATTCCTGCGGCGTCGGAACGAAGGGCTTGACCGCTCCAGCGTTGTATTCCAACCCGACCGGCTTCAGCGTATAGGTCCATTGGGGCGAACCGGTCGTGACCAGGGTCGATTCCGTAACCTGGAGCAACGCCGGCGTCCCGGGATTGAATACGCTCGCCCTCAGCATCAGGTAACCCCCGCCGCAGCCCACTCGTCGGTGGTGATGTCCAGATTCGCCTTGAAGTCCTCGCCCTCCAGGTGAGGTTGAGACCACCAGATATTCGCGTTTTGAAGCCTGGTCAGGTTTGCGGCATTCTGTAACTTGGCGTAACTCCCCCCTACCATGAACGGCACCTGGATCGCGTGTTTCCAAGGGTGCCAGCGGAACGTATACGCCACGGAATACAGGCCGTCGTTGAGCGGTTGCATATTGACCGACGTCAACAACGCATAGCCAACATCGCCAATCCAGCCGAGGTCTGACGTGTTTCGCATTCCAATGTACTGAGCATCGGAGGAAATCGAATTGATCGCCCCCACGTCCCGGTTGCCCGCAGCGTCCCAAATTGGGGCGGGACGCTGGATGGTGATTACAGACGTCCGCAACGGAAGAGCGTACTGGATCGGCTGCGAAGCCCAATCGACCTTGTCGCCGCCAATATCGTTTGTGCCATGCCATACCGCGTAGTTAAGCGGCAGCGACGTGAAATCATCCGTCGGAATCGTAGGGTAGATGCGAAACGCCGAAACGCTTGCGGATGCCGCATTCGTCGTCACCGTTACGAATGGCTCCGTAGTGCTTGCTCGGTCCGCGTACTCCAGCTTGGCCGTGAACATCCAGACCACGTCGCTGCTGGAATTTGTATTTGGGAGCCGCTTGACCTCGAGCGACGACAGAATCCACGGCGAACCAGGCCCGGTCAGGCTTGAGGGTGGAACAAAGCTGCCATCCACGCGCAGATTGGCGCCGGCGGTCTCGGCAGCAACGATTGCTTCGCTGGCGGTCGCTGGCGGCGTAGTGCCTGGCGGCGTGGTTTTCTCGTAGACCGCGAAGAAATCGTATGCCATCCTCCGCGTGTCTTGTTTGCCATAGGTGACGCGATCGGACGGGGTCTCCCTCCAGGTAACTGGTCCGTGGCTCATAGGCTATTGGCCCCCTCATCAGACGTTCCGAAAAAGAACCCCTGTACCGCGTCGTTGTATCTCAGCATCAAAGACAACGGGTTCAGGTCTACCAAGGCTTCCGCGGCCGTCCCTGCTATATCACCAGCGGCACCCCCACCAGCGGCAGACCGTGCCGCAGCACCCGCAGCCGATGACACGTCGTCCGGAAGCTGGGCAAGGTCGCGTATTCCGTCGCGGACCGCCTCGGCCATTGCTTCCCCAATGTCTTTCCAAACCGCAGGGTCGAAGGCGTCCTCGGTCCAGAATTGGATTGCGTCTCCGAGCATCTTTCCGAAGGTCTCGAGGCCGCTCGTGATTGCCGGCAGGTTCGCCAGCAGCAGGTCAGCCAGCTTTCCGGCCGCTGGGATTAGCGCCTGCTGAAATGCCACCGAAATCGAACGAAGAGCCCCGGTCAGCTTTGGCGAAATTGCCATCAGCTCGTTAAAGAGCCCCTGGATACTCCCAACTCCGAGCATCGCCGCACCGAACCCCAGCCCTGCTCCAAGACCCGACATCGCCGCACCGCCGACCCGCTGGACGCCAGCACCCAACGCGCCGCCGGTCTTGCCTAGGCCGGATCCGAGCGTCTTCATCTTTCGTTCGAATGGGCGCGTGTCGGCTCCCACGGTCACGGTTGCGGTTGTTTTAGCCATTGCCAAATATCCTCATGATTTCCGCCTCTAGCTCGGCTGGAGTCTTGCGAACCTTGACGCCGTACAACTTGAGCACCTCGCGGAAGTCAACCCAAAGCATTGCCCGGACTTCGTTAGGTGACACCTGGAGCCGGACCGCAACCGCCGCGACTATGCCAGGCCATTCATTTCGAGCACCTGCTGGCGGCATGGCATGTATTCCGCTGCCGGCATTGCCAGCACTTCCTCGAGTGTCTTCCCGGTTGCCTTGGCTACCGCCGTCGGTTCCTGAAGAGCTTGTTCAACCGACTGGAGGTCAATGATGTCCTGGACGGTCAAGGCTTTCATCAGGTAACCCTCACAAACGTACTGGAGAACGTCACGACGTTATCGACCGACCCTGATTGCTCCACGGACTCCAGCCGGTAGTTGGTGCCGTCCGGCAGGATGTTGGCGCCGCTGAATGACGACTCTGTACCAGGGGCACCCGGGGATACGAGGCTGGTGACGGTCATAGTCGACGCTTCTGGTATGCCGGCCAGGTACGTTTTGAACGTGCTGGCCGCGTGCGTTGCGTCTACTCGCGGAATCTCGCCGGCAGCGAATGATATATCCGTGACGTTGAGCTGGACGCTGTTCCATGTCAGGTCCGCTCCGTTGAATGCTGTCGCCATTTAGAGGCTCCCGCAGGTGATTACAAAGACAGAACTCGTCAGGTAAACGGGCTCGACGTCGGCCCCCCTGGAGAATAGGTCGGTCGTATTTGACTCGAGGCCCGCTACCAGCGAGCTGGCATTGATCTGCGCGACCACTTGACCGGCAAGGGATTCGGCCTCGAGTCGTGAATCATGGAGGCAGTCGAAACGCATCCGGACATGGACTGGAGCCTGCGATTCCACCGTTGTCCTGGTGAATTCCGCGTCTTCCATTGTGAAGATGACCGCCGGGATCACGTCTCCCCGCTGGCGGATATCCGCGGACACGTCCACCGTGAGGCCGGACAGGGCCGTGAACGTATCCTCGATGACGTCGGCGTAGCTGCTCATCCGAGCCCCTTTAGGTCTGCGGCCTTCAAGCGACGGGGTGACACTTCAACCGCTTTCGCAACTGCCGCCGTGAACCGTTCGCCGATTTGCCTAGTGTTGCGCTCGACAGCCTTTGTCATAAACTGATTACCAGGCACTCGCGTGCCGTTGGCCGTCCAGCCGTGCTCCCAGAAATTAGCAACGAAGTTGTAGTAGTCAGACGACTTGTTGATGCTCAACAACAAAGTAACCCCGCCCGCGGCGTTGAACCGGCCCCGCTCTAGGTACGCGCTGGCCTTCTTGACTCCGGCCCGATACGCCCGAACCTTTTTTTGGGCCGTTCTCTTGTAGTTGCCCTTGGCGTCAAAGAGCGCAAGCGAATATGTCTCCCCTACTCCTCGAAGCCCCTTGACTGTTCCGCGTCGGTCTTTCCCCTTGATCCCGACCGCAGATAGCTTCCTCGCGTCTTCCCTTGCCGGCCTCATCGCGTACTTCGCTACGGCCTTGACCGTGTTCCGAACGCCATACTTGCCAGCTTGCGACAGTGCTTCGATGTCAGTCTTGGACAGCTCGAGGTCTAGGGCAATCTCGGACGCCGGGACTATGTCCTCTTTGGGTCGAAATAGAGCCATCACTGCCCGAACCTTTCCGCGGTGACCTCGAGGATCCGCCGGCGGCCGTCAATGTCCCGGACGGTCCGGACGTCCCACTCCGAACCCTCCCATGCGACCCGCCAATCCACCTGTACTTTCCGGTTGAATGGCATCCTGATTTGGACGATGTCGGATCCGGTCTGTACCTGGTCGTAGTCTTCGCCTTTTCTGGAGCTGAGAACGAGGGCGTCCACGCGCGCGGTAAATGCCACCGCGTAGGTGATTGACTTCTGCCCCGCAGCGTCCTCGGTAGACGTTGGGGATTTGAAGTCCACCAGGTGCGTGTATCGGCCTGCGCTCACAGGCTCCCCCGCTGGTAAAGACCGACGATCGCTCGTACCGCGTATGGAATCGTCGTCAGGGTCGTCCCCGTGATCTGGACGTCCCGGTTCATGAACAGGTGATTGCCAATTCCGTAGACCGCAGCTCGGACCGTGTCATCCACTGCGGAAGCCGAAACCGTGAACGTACCCGTGTACCTGCCAGAGCCGTAGTAACGGCCAGTCGACCGAAGGGCTACCGCGTGTTCCCCCGACGACCTGGTGAGATACCAGCTGGACGATTCGTCAGTCGTCGTTGCCCCGTCAACTTGAAGGTGGGCAACGGACGAGAGTGCAACAGCACCGCCGCCGGCGTGAACCAGCGTCGACCGTTGGAACCAATCAAGGGTGAACGTCGTGTCCCTCGTGAACCAACTGGTCGCCTTCTCCCAGAATAAAACCGCCGAATCGAGCGACCTTTGTAGGGCGGGATCGTCATCGGTGTATCCAATACCAACATGGTCACGGAACTCTGAGAGCTGGAAAGGCTGCGCCGATTGCGAAGTGATGACAAGCATTCAGAGCCCCAAACCGATCCGGGAGCCGAAGCCCCCGGACCGGGAGAGAGGAAGGAAATTCAGCTACCGGCATAAGCCAGGCGGGAGCTGGCTTCGGGGAGCGTCCACTGGCCGTCAGCCCGCATCCAAGACCGATACGCAACGATGCCGTTGGCACCCTGCGAATACGGGTCTTCCTGCGTAACGAACGACTGGCGAAGAGCAACTCGATACGAACGCCGGTCGAGGTACAACGCCGCGATCGCGTTCGCCCCGGCGGCCGGCATGTTGTCCGACAGGTAGATGGGCGACCCAAGAAGCGTGCCGACCGAGAGCGGGTCTTCCTGGAGAGTGCCGGTTGCCTGCGGGAGGAACACCAGGCGGCTGTCCGCGTTCACGGTCTGAATGATTTGAGCGTGGACTGCCGGGCTCATGATCCAAGACTTGTCCCCGGTCCGGTACCTCCCCGGAACAGCCGCCTGAGTGTCAAGCAGGTCCTGAATCGTGATGTTGTCGACGGCAACGTCGCCGGAGCCCATCACGACGTCGTTGAT